GTTTGCATTATAAGATCTCATTGACTTCCATAAACTTTGATACTGCGATCCGTCACCAAATTGAGATACCTTCCCTACAATTTCTCCATCTAATCCAAGTGTTAGACCAGGAGGTAACTGACCCGAAGTCTTTACATATAAAATAACAGAATCGGTAATAGTGCTAGATGCAACAACTGATAAGCTACTAATTAGGTTAGCTTCGATAGCGCCTAAATCAGATCCAGATACCCATGACATTATACTTTCAACTTCTCCTAGCACTTGAACAGTGAATGTTCGCTTGCTAGATGCAGTTTCTGTACGATCGCTTAGTCGTGTAGCAGTCACTGTAAATTGATAAGTTTTAGTAATTGCTGGTTGATATGGAACAATTCCAAATACCTCAGCAGTGCCAGGGTCAAATTGTAAGCCAGTCGGCAATACACTAGCTGTAGAATCTGGATTTAGTGTATCTAATGAATATATAATTGGTCCAAGCTCTAAATCTTCATATGTGTCTAATCTTATAGTCTGATAATTGTTTGCCCTACGTACACCTAGGTTAGCAGGAGTGACCCAAATTGGCGCACGTACATAAGTTGCATCAACCATGAAAGAACCAGAACCTGCAGTAGTTATCGTGTTGTCTGCTCTAAAATAATCGTCCCCGACTACATATATTTTGAATTTACGTTTTACTTCGGTATCACCGTCAGTAATTGTTACAATAAATTCGTAATTTCGATTTAATTTTCTAGGACTTAAACTTGGAGTACTTAGATCGAAAGTAGTATTATCATACACATAACTATCATATCCGTTCGACGATCTATAACCGAAATCAAAAGCAACTGCATCATAAACAGCAGTGTCAAAATAACCATTACCTGAAGTTTCAGGAATAACCAATGCAGGTTGAATCCAACCAACAATTCTGCCTGAGTCAGTAAGAACTAGACCTGGAGGCAACGATCCTTCTTTACTAGCAATGAAATATTTTAATGATTGTCCGGCAGCTGTGTCAGTATCTATTGCTTGAAGTTGAAAATCAATATAAGAGCTATCTAAAATGTAATAAACATTGTTAGGACCGATAGGTAGTGATCCGGCAGGCGTTTGCCATACTGGTTGGTCGGCACCTTCTACCATACAGCGGAATGTTCTATCTGAAATTTCTGTTTCGTTGCTAGCCCTAATAACAAATTCAAAATCAGTTGAACGTGGAACTTCAAACGGTGATCCTTGAATAGTAGCTCCAACTATTCTTAGTCCCGGAGGAAGTTTTCCAGATATAACAGAAAATGTAATTCCAGCACTAGAAGAAACAGGCAATGATATATTAACTATATTTCTTTCTTGTATAGTGTTAAATCTATAACCTGATCGTTCAGTCCAAACATTTAATGCCATTACAGAGTCCTTCTAATTCTAGGCCTAGGATATACTGATCCTGAACTAGGTCTAGGTTGATAATTTAATTTTGGCGCAGTGTTTCCAGTGATTAATCGTTCTTTATAATAATATAAAAACTTGTTAGGAGCACCTTGTAAATCTTGTGCGTCTGTTGGGCCGCCGCTAGTAGCAGTCAGTTGATTATTTTTAGCGTAGGCTAGTATGTAAGCCTTGGCTGCTGTCTGCGTCATGTGCGGATACAATTCTAATGCACATGCTAACACACCGCAGACCTGCGGGCTAGCCATCGATGTTCCACTATACTTGCCTAGAAAATAACTGCCACTGCGTGGATCATTGATACCACTAGGTAATGCACTTATAATATATGTACCTGGTGCCCAAATATCAACACCTGGGCCGCAGTCACTATATTGAACTTTCTGGTCAATTTGAATACTATCAACTGATCCTACACATATTGAAGGCAGATCATAATCTCCGCCATTAGCAATATTATCATTAGCAGTTGGACTAGTACCTCTCATATAGAAATATGGAGTAGTCACACTGTCAGCATAACGATTGGCCATTTCAAAAGAATTATCCCAATCTAGGCCTCCTGGTACATCATGTTTCCATCGCCCATTACCGGCAGCACCTACCATAATAATACCTTCTGCATATAGATCTTCAAGATCAACATCGCATGCAGGTACTCTAGCAGGAATACGCTGACCAGAAATAAATCCCCAATCGTTTAATTGTTGCGTGGTAAATCCGCTACCTACTGTTTTTCTATTATTAACACCAGTTATTAAATCAATCTGATCTGGAGTATCTTCATAGAATACATACTCACAGACCATACCTGGATTTCCTAATGTGCCTGATGTGGAAGCATTTCCTTCAATTCTAACACGATATGTTCTATTTGGAGCAGTTCCTTCTACTCCATAGTATATTCTTTGAACTGAATTATCAGCAGAGCACCACATGATCTTAGGATAGTTAGGAGTAGCAGGACTTAAACCATTGTATACAGTAGAACCACCGCCAAATGTCAAATAATGATTAGTTCCTACATAAATGGTACTGTAGCTAGTGCCTAAATATTCAACACTAAATGGCAAGTTAAGAGTCCAATAACCGTCGTCGGCACTACCTACAGTTGGAGTAGTTGATGCAGTAAGACTAGCAGAACCTAGCAAAGAAGCTGATAACGAATTAACAGTAGCACCAGCACCAACTGCATCAGTGATAACAGTTAGTCGCATAGCAGTAGCAATTGATAAGTCACCGCCTGCGCCTGCAGTGTCTAATGTGGTATTAAATTCTATAGTATAAACAGCAGTGTTAGTCAAATTAACAGTAAGCTCTTCTACTATCGATTCGATAGTTCCGCCATTAGTAGTTGAACTTAGCGGACCAGTGTAAGTATTAATTACAGTTGGTCCTTGTTTGACCACCACTTCAACTTGCACACTCATTGTTCCGGAGATAGCATCTGCAGCAACATCGCTAATAAAACTAATATCAGCAGGCCCTTGTACTGTCAGTGTATATTGTGCATCGGGTGCAGCAAACTGAGTCAAGAAAGCTTCTTGCCCTTCTTGCGTCCAAGCACTAGGCTTAGTTAAAATACTTCCGCCAGGTGGTGTATAAGGACCTGTAGTAGTAATGCGATTGCCGCCATTTTCAAAATTCACTAGATTAGCTAATCTAGTGTTAGCCGTACAAACTCCGCTAGTACCGTTGTAGGTAGTGGAACCACTTGGCGGTTCGTAACGTGTTCCTCTGTAGGTCACTGCAGTAATATCGCTCAATGACCATTCACTTGGAAAGATACTCTCGCCCCAACTATTATTTACAATGGTAGGATTTTTCCTACCAGTAGCAGTATTCACAGATTTGTTTCTATGAAATGCTCTAATGTAATCAAACACATAGTTAAATGTACCATTGCCGCCTGCATCGTAATAGATACTGTAAATGTTAGCATCTCTAGCCCAACCTTGTGTATTACCAGCAACAGTGCCAGCAACGTGTGTTGAGTGATCGCCAGTGCCATAGGTATATGTTCCGTTTGATCCGTTGCCTATTTCTGCATTGTGCTGGAACCAATTATATTGAATAGCCCTAGACCCGCCAGTTCCGTCGACATTCCTAGCATACTCAGGATGGTTCCAAACAATACCGTTAAGGTCACAGATTACAACATCAACATTACGCCCAGTTTGTGTTAGAGTAATTGTTCCTGATTGTGTAGGATTACCAACACCATTGCCTTGATACCCAGTACCGCCCCAATTAAGCAACTGTTCTTCGTCTGTGCATCTCAAAAGTCCCCAATTTTTCATTGCTGAACTAGTAGAAGTTGATTTATCCCAATTAGATGATGTTTGTTCTACAGCAAAAGTACCTGCTTGAATACCTAAATAGTGCGGAGCAAGAGTCACTGATTTAATTCTAGGATCAGCTGCTAGTTCAGTAGCTTCCCAATCAGTTAGAAGATAATGAGTATTTCTGCTAGTAGCTCTACGATGCAGACATTCTACACTTCTAGATAAGTCTACACACGCAGGCGATTTTCCATGTGTTTCTAAATCAGCATAGACACTATCTAAGTCTTGAAAATTTTTAACCGTAACAATGTACTCTCGTTTGTTAATGTATGCTGATATAGGCATATTATACCTCAATTTGTAATACAGTTAATGTGACAGTAATAGTAGTTGTCACCCCAGATTTATTTGTTATAGTACAAGGTATTTGTGTATTTGGTACAGATTCTGTGCTAAATCCTAATGCCCCTGGAGTAATTAAAATAGTTTCTGCCCCTGTTGAAATAATTTCAGCAATAACTCCCGAACCTGGTAATGGGTCAGTGCCTTCTAATCTACTAGCATCGGCTGTTCTTGCTGCAGTACTCGAATATAATCTCACCCAAGCAGCAGAATCAGTTTCTATCTTATAAAGAACATATCCTTTGTATCCAGTAATTATAAGATCCTCACTTGCGCCACTAGCTAATGATCCAGTGGTCACAGGAGCTAACCCTATTCTTGAAGTTAAACCACTTCCAGCTGATGTAGTTGACCAACTTAATGTGCCGCCTCCATTGGTAGTTAGTACTTGACCAACAGTACCGTCTGCACTTGGTAATGTCCAAGTCACGTTTGATACTACAGTAGTAGGTGCTTGAAATGCTACGTAATTACTAGAATCTGCATCAGCAAATCTTAAATCATTTTGAGCGTTTAATTGTACATTTCCACTAACAGAAACTGTAGTAGCAGTCAACGATAAAGTTGACCCACTGTAATTTTGTATACTATTAACCTTCCATACTCCAGCAGCTGATAATTCTGCACGAATAGCAGTAGCAGTTCCGTTGTTTGTAACAAAACTCATTTTTGTAGGTATTTGTCCAGTAGTTGGTACACCTTCAACAGTTGCGCTAATAGCAGCACCGGATACACGGTTTGTGCCATCGTATCCGGTGAAGCTAATATCAATTAAATCGTCGCCATTAACTACTGCTGTTTGAACATCGCCTGTTCCTCTAGATCTGTGAAAAGCAAAATTAACAGCATCTGCAGTATTGTGATGTTGTGCAAACGTAAATCCAGCAAGTGTAGAATACGTATTTCTGGTAATATAAATATTTCCGTCAACTAATGTATCGTTTCTGCCAAATACTGCTCCTAACGTTGGACTAATATTTAATAATCCAGTTTTAGTAAAATTTCCGTATTGGTCAATAGTCAGAGCGCCATGTAGTATAACATTACCAGTTCCGCCTGGATCTATCTCAATATTCCCATCGCCTGTACTAACAATCTTATACCCGTTAATATCTAAGTCGCCGCCTAGTTGTGGAGTTGTGTCTTCAACAATATTATTAAGACTCCCACTTCCGCCGCCGGCTAGTAAATTACCGCCAGCAGTCGTACCATCTCCAACATAGACAAGTTTTTCGTCTGTGGTGTATAGAAGCTCGCCTGCTTCGGGAGTAACTGCTCCTCTTTGTGATTCTAAGCCTCTTCTAATCTGTAATGCCATTGTTGTCTCCTAAACCTTTAAAATGTTCCTAAGTCGAGAGTAAATCCTGCTGGTGCAGTGAATGTACCAAAATCTAATGTTCCGCTACCACTACCGGATGCTACTGATCCCGGAATCCAATTAGTCCCGTTCCATACTAGTGCCTGCCCATTTGTGGGAGTAGCAGTGGCAGTGTCAACATCTGCAAGTACATTAATGCTCGATGTAGTATAAACGCCATTGGTGACAGTATCGGCATTACCTGTAAGATTACCAGTCACATTACCGATAACCGCTCCGGTATGTAAACCGTCTGTGTCGCCTAGTAGATTGCCAGTCACATTGCCGTTTACTGCACCGGTATGTGTACCTGATGTATTACCACTTAGATTGCCTACAACATTTCCAGTTAAATTTCCAGTGACGTTGCCCGTATAACTTTCTGAACTTAACGTAATAGTACTAGCATCAGTTCTAGTGACTGTAATATTTGCTCCAGACGCAAACTTAATGCTGTCTTGAGATAAATCTGTCCCATTTAATCGTACACTTGCGCCACCCGTAGTTGTTTCTGCACTTATATCATAAGTCACAAAACCATCTACCGGACTAGCATCAATCCATGCACCGTTATAATATACGTATAATCTACCTTCTACTGTACTCCACCAAAGTTCGCCTTGCTCAACACCTGATATAGGAGGTGCTGATCCTACATTAGCACCGTAAACTGAATTATATAATTCTAAAATATTAGCATTGACTTTTTGGAATGCCGTGCGTAAATCATCGCCCGTACCGTCGTTTGCGTAGGTTCCTAGATTAATAGTTTGTATTGTTGGCAT